ATTTCAAACGGAAATACAATTATAGATAACGGTGCTATTGATGCAAATGAAGTTGATACTACTCAGATAGCGAATGACGCTGTAACTGCAGATAAACTTGCTGACACTGCAGTCAGTGCTGGTGCATATACAGTAGCATCAATCACTGTTGATGCACAAGGAAGAATTACTGCTGCATCCTCTGGTTCTGCTGGTGGTGGAAACATGTTTCAAAAAATAGCTGCTAATGGTCCTTCTTCAGGAACATACACTGCAAACCCAGCTGCTAATACTTACATCGCTTATGCATGGGCAGGTGGCGGAGGAAGTGGGGGATCGTCATGGGGACAAGGTGGTAATGGAGGAACCGGAGGATATGGACTTTATGGTGGTTCTATTACTGGTGGAACTGGATACCCTTATTCAATCGGTGCTGGTGGAAACGGTGGTGCTAGAGCGGTAAACTCTGCTGCACAACCAGGTAATCCAGGAGGTACAACTTCCGTTACTAATTTATTTAGTGCTAATGGTGGTCAAGGAGGCCCAGGAAACCCTTATTCCGGTCCACAAGGTGCTCCTAATGGTAATGCAGGTTCTGCTCCAGGTGCTACACCTCTTTATGCAATCAACTTTTTAGTAGGTTCACCTAAAGCTCAAGGTGGACAAGCACAACCTGGGCAAGGTACTCCAGGAGATGGACAACCAGGATCAGGTGGTACAATGATTTTGTATGATAACGGTTTACAATAGGATTAAATTATGGCACATTTTATATATAACCCAGGACAATCAGATAAAACTCAACCTTACAAAATAGCTGAAAATGATAGCGCTAAAAGTAAAATGAATGTTACAGAAGCTTTTGTAACAATATCTGTTACTGATCTTGAATTTAATTATATCAAACAAGACATAAAACGTATTAGTGGATACGATGGAAATGCTTTTACATTTGAAGATGTAGTTCATGAAATAGCTGATGCTGATCAATTAAATTCTATTATTCAAAATACAATTAAAGCAATAAGTGATTGGTTAGAAGTTAATTCGAATCACGCTGACTATGCTGTATGGAATACTTATAAAACTACTTTAGAAAATTTTAATACCTCAACTGTTACTTATCCTTTAAATACTAGTTGGAATAAATATTGTGAGGATAATAATATTCCTTATAAAAGTTTATTAGAACTTCCTTAAAGGTTTACTTTTTTTGCAGATGTGTTAATTAGTTTATATGGCAAAACTAATACATTTTAAGTCTTCCAAAAAATATTTACTTTCTAACCCAACATTACCAAAACCAATAAAAGTAAATATACCAAAATGGTTTAAAGAACTTGAACATACACACAACAATTTAACAGTAAAAGGTTGTATGCCCTTTCTGGATACTTTAACCACAGGTTATGTTTTGTCTTTACCTCAAGATTTTGTTTTAAGACATAATGTTATTGAAGATGGTAAACCTACAACAATATTTCATCCTTCTGTTAAAGATGGTCTTGATATTAATCTAAATAGAAATGGTATACTAGATCAACATCCAAGAGAACAATTTTTAAATTCGCCATTAGATCATAAAAATTTAAATTTATCTGCACACAAAATACTTAATCCTTGGGTAATTAAAACACCACCTGGATATTCATGTTTATTTGTACCTCCCTTAAACAATACAGATGATAGATTTTCAATAATACCTGGAATAGTAGATACAGATATTTTTAAACATGAAATAAATTTCCCATTTATTGTAAATGGTGATAAGTACCCAACTTTAGACACTGTTCTTCAAAAAGATTTACCATATGTACAAATAATACCTTTTAAAAGAGATAATTGGATTTCTAAAGTTTCAGAAAAAACAGAAAATGATAAAATTGTTTATTGGGAATATTTAACAAAACAATTTCAAGTTTATAAAAATAAAATTTGGCATAAGAAAAGTTGGAAATAATGGAAAAAAAATTAAGTGATTATATAGTAGAAATTGAAACTTTTTTACCAAATAAAAAAAATGAACAGTTTTTAAAACTTTTAAATAATAATTCTTTTAATTTTACTCAAGCAGGCCTAGCGGGTTCCGAACCTAGCATCGATACAAAAATAAGAGATGCTCTAACTTTTACTTTAGGTTGTATAAATGAAACAAGTATGAGAAACATACATTGGGCAAATACTTTACATTATTATTTTAAGAGTGCAGTAATAAAATACAATCAATTAACTAATTCTGATATTGTATGTAATATTGTTGATATTCAAATATTGAAATATTTAATTGGAGGTTTTTATAGAACACATATTGATAGCGGTGTGTGGGCTATGAGAACTTTAAGTTTTGTATATTTTATAAATGATGATTATAAAGGTGGTCAGCTATTTTTTAAATCTGGTGAAAAAGAATATCAAATTGAAATTAAAAAAAATAAATTGGTTGTTTTCCCAAGTAATTTTATGTTTGAACATGGGGTAAAACCAGTTACAGAAGGGACAAAATTTGCGGTAGTATCATGGGCACAATAGGTAAAGATTATAAATTTAAAATAATTCAAAATTTTTTAACAAAGGAAGAACAAAAATTATTAAAAGAATATTGTATTATTAAACACAGAATATTTTTATCAGACCCTAATCAAGGAAAAGGTTCTTTGCATATGTTAACAACATGGTTTTACGGGGATGCTATTATGGATGCTTTACTAGTTACAAAAAAAGAATTTATTGAAAAAGAAATAAATAAAAAAATAATTCCGTCTTACTCTTTTTGGAGAGTATATACTGAAGGAGATAGTTTAGCTAAACACAAAGACAGACCGTCCTGTGAAATAAGTTTATCTATAACTATTGATGGAACTGGTAAATGGCCTTTATTAATAGACGGCCAAGAAATAAACCTTAATAATGGAGATGCTTTAGTTTATTTAGGTGCAGAAGTTATTCACTGGCGAGAGGAGCTCAAAACAGATTATCAAAGTCAATGTTTTTTACATTATGTTGATGTTGATGGTCCTTATGTAGAATTTGCTTTAGATAAAAGACAGGCTTTAGGACTAGATACTTTTGATAAAGACAGGCTTTAGGAATAGATAAAAGATGAATATAATACAAAACAATAAAGATGGTAGCGCTGATATTAAATTTAGCGAAGAGGAAATTAAATTAATTAAAGAAAAAGGTAAATTACATTTTGATCCTGTAGCTTTTAAACACGTGGTTAATGCACTTAGTAGAATGTTATTTACTTTTACATTGAATTTTCCAGAAGATACTAAAAACATATTGTCCGATGAGAATACTAAAGTAGATGGTAAATAAAAAATGTTGTATGAATGTAGAAATAACTTTTTAGCTAATTATGCATTAGCTGAAGTTTCAAAAATATTAACAGATTCTAAATTTCCTTGGTATAAAGTTTATTCAAAAAATTGTTTTGAACATGAATTTATTTCAGATGAAAAACCAGTTAGTCCTTATTTAACTATAATAGATAGTATAAGAAATAGGTATAAAAAACCTATTATAACAGCAACAGCTTTTATGATTATGCCTATGAAACAAGAATTTGAAATTTTAAAAAGAATTCAATTATTTGACAATAATAAAACTTTTTTAACTTTACATATTAATAATGCAGATGGACGAACCGTTTTAAACTCACTAAATACATCTTTTCAATCTATTCAAAACAGAGCCGTTTTTACAAATCCTAATCTTACAGTATCTGAAACTACACCCGTTGAGACAGGTTTTAGAATAATTATTACTTGTTTGTTTAAAAATGAATTATAAAATTATCCCTAATTTTTTAGAAAAAGAAAATTTAGAAATTTTAAAAAAAAATTTATTTTCAGAAGATCTTCCTTGGTATTATAAAGAAAATTTAACTTTACCTAAAAAAGATAATGAGCATGCTTTTTACAATCATTGTATTTACAATTTAAAACCTCAATCAATTTTATTTAATGACATGGATGTTTTTATTAACAAATTAAATATTGTGTCTATAGTTGAAATAAGAGCTAACTCTATGTATATCCAAAAGGATCCTTATGAATGTAGCTGGCATACTGATAGACCTTTTAAATGTAAGACAGGTATTTTTTATTTAAATACTTGTAATGGCTATACTTTATTAAATACAAACCCCATTACTAAAATAGATTCTATAGAAAATACAATGCTTATATTTGATTCTCAAATTCAACATAAAGGAGTAAGTCAAACCGATTGTAAAAGAAGAATGGTAATTAACTTTAATTATTTTGATAATCCGTGTGCTTTCACTTATAATCATTAAGTGTTATAATACACCATGCCTTTAACAAACGTACAGATAAGACCAGGATTTAACAAGCAAGTCACAGAAACAGGAGCCGAAGGGCAGTGGACAGATGGTGACTTTGTAAGATTTCGATATGGTTTACCAGAAAAGATTGGTGGGTGGGAACAGATAACTGGTTCTACTTTAGTCGGAGCTGTACGAGAACAATTAGTATGGGCAGATTTAGATGGTAGAAAGTATGTAGCTCTAGGTACTCACAAAGGATTATTTATTTATTACGAAGGTGCTTTTTATGATATCACTCCTCTTGATACAGCACTTACTGGAGCAACATTTGATACTACAGATACATCAGCAACGGTCACCGTAAACTATACATCTCATGGTTTGAGTGCAGGAGATTTATTTACTTTTACAAATGTAACACCACCTTCAGGTGCAGGGTATGTGGCTGCTGATTTTGAAACAAATACTTTTCAGGTAGTGACAGCACCCGATGCAAACACTTTTACAATTACTATGGCTGCTGCTGCAACTGCAACAACATCTGCAAGTGGCTCTGCTGATATAAATCCTTACGCAACTGTTGGCCCACTATCACAAACTTATGGTTATGGTTGGGGTACAGATACTTGGGGTGCAGGTGGTTGGGGCGAGGCATCAAGCACTTCTACAGTTGTATTAGATCCTGGATCTTGGTCTTTAGATCATTTTGGTCAAATACTTATTGCGACTGTTAAAAACGGTAAAACATTTCAATGGAGTCCTATTAATTTAGATACTAATGCTTTAATAACAAGAGCCACTATTGTAAGCGGTGCACCTACACGATCAGTAATGTCTATTGTGTCTGAAAGAGATAGACATTTAATTGTACTTGGAACTGAAACTATAATTGGTGATCCATCTAAACAAGATAAAATGTTTATAAGATTTTCTGATCAAGAAGATATTTCAGATTACACACCAACATCAATTAATACTGCAGGTACTTTTAGACTAGACTCCGGTGTTAAGATAATAGGTGCAGCAAAAGCTAAAGATTATATTTTAATACTTACAGATACTTCTGCCTATGTTATGCAATTTGTGGGACCACCTTTTACTTTTTCTATTAGACAAGTAGGAAGTAATTGTGGAGCGATCGGTCAACATGCAATTAAATATGTTAATGGTGCTGTATGGTGGATGGGTCAAGCAGGTGGTTTCTTTGTTTATGATGGAACTGTAAAAGCTGTTCCTTGTTTAGTTGAAGATTTTGTATTTACTAATAAAGGTAGCAATCTTGGTATTAATTATAATTCTGGAGAGGTTGTTTATGCAGGTTTAAATCATTTATACAGTGAGATTAATTGGTTCTACCCTAAATCAGGATCAGAAGAAGTTGATAGAGTGGTATCTTATAATTACGAGGAAAATGTTTGGACTACAGGTTCTATGGATAGAACTTCGTGGGCAGATGCTACATTGTATGATAACCCGTACGCGACTAAATTTAATGCAACAGGTACTCCTACATTCCCAACTATTCAAGGCGTAACTAATGTTAATGGGGCATCTACTTATTATGCTCATGAAGTTGGTAACAACGAAGTTAGTTCAACCGGAGTTAAAACGGCAATACCTGCATTTATTCAATCTGGTGATTTTAATCTAGGAGAGGGAGAAGTCTTTATTAGTATGAGAAGGTTTGTACCAGACTTTAAATTATTAACTGGAGATGCACAAATAACAATAAATTTAAGAGACTATCCTGCAGATGGAGCAGTATCTTCACCTCTTGGACCCTTTACAGTAAATAGTTCAACTGATAAGATAGATACCCGTGCTAGGTCTAGGTTCGCTAGTTTAAAAATTGCGAATACTTCAACAGATCAAAACTGGAGATTTGGTACGTTTAGAGCTGATGTACAACCTGATGGAATGAGAGGATAATGGACGAAATATTTTTAAATGATTATACTAATATACCAATGGCTCAACAACCCAATGGATTAGCTGCTATTTACCAACAACCAGGATTTGAAAATTACACTCCATCTTATTCTGTTGCAGACCAACCAATGATCAATCAAGATTTAAATTTATTACCTGAAGGGGGTATTAATTTACCACCTTTGAAAGATATAGCAGGTAACATAATACAAGATAGATTAAAAAGTTATGCACTTAAAAAAGTAGGTTTAGAAGGTTTAAAAGGAAATATTTTAAAAGGTATTTTAAGTCCTCAACTTGCTTTAACAAGTTTTCTTCCAGATCAAGTAAATCCAATTAACGCATTACAAAATATAAATACAAAAATGCAATCAAGTTTATTTGGAAGATCTAAAACAATGGCAGATTACTTAGCTGCTAAACGAGAACAAAAAGCTGCGGAAACTTTACAACGTCAACAACAAAATGCATTTGCAGATCAACAACGTATAGAGCAAATGAGAATGATTCAAAATGCTCAAGGTGGTCAAGATAGAAGTATACCTGACAGAAATAGAGGACAAGTAACTTCTTCTCCAGGATTTTCTTCAAAAGAAAGAGGAAAGGCATTACATGGCTAAGATTAATGCAGGTATTCCTGAACCTACTCCTGAATATAGACAAGAAAACCAAAGACAGATAGCTCAAGCTATTCGTACAGTTCAAGATCAATTAAATACAAGTTTTCAAGAAGAATTAAAACAGGAAGTCGAAAGACTTTCTTGGTATATTTCGAGGTATTAATGGCTAATATTTATAAAAATGCTTTCTTTGATTTAAATACAACTAACTTAACTACAGTTTATACTTGTCCTTCAGATTCAAGAGCTATTGTTCAAAATATTCAATATACAAACGAATCAGGAACTACTCAAGTTCAAGTTTATGTAACTGATAATTCAGCTTCAACAACATATGAAATTAATCACAATAGTGTAAGTGCAAATCAAACTTACAATGCAGCGTTAGGCCCTGTGGTATTAGAAGAAAGCGATATTTTAAAAATACAAGCCAATGCTGCAAATGTATTGTCAGGAACCGTATCAATATTAGAAATAAATAGATCCGATCAAAATGGCTAAACAAAAATTTGTACATTACGTCCCTAGAGAGAAACCCCCTAAGCGGCCAGGTCGTCACAAAAAAAGACTTAACAAAAATGAAAAAAGAAGTTATAAGAAGTATAACAGACAAGGAAGATAATTATGAGTAAATTAGTTAAAATACCTGCGGAAGCAAAAGAAATTATTAAAAATAAAAGAACAGGAAAAGTATATGCTAGCAAAACTGATTTTGATAATGATGTTGCTGATCCCAATACTGATACTACTGTGGATGATTTTCGACAAGACCTCGAAATAAAAGTGACAAGAGTTTCTATGGGTGTTAAAACAAAAGAATAATTTATGTTCAACTGCATTGATGATTTTTATGATGCAAACAGTAAAGGATCGTTGGACACAACCTTTTTTTCTGATAACTAAAGAATGAAATTAATACAAGAAGAAAATTTTTTCCCTAATTTAAATTTTATTCTACCAGAAATAAAAAAAATTAAACTTTATTCTGCAGAAGAATTTGAAAAAGTAGAAAATAAAAAAGGTAATTGGCCCGGTTTAAGAAGTAGGTTTCTAGGCACAACTAATCCTATTTTTCACGAATACATCATATCTTTAATACATCAAAAACAATTGTTAGAAAAAGGACTTTGGCAAATCGCATCATTTATTCATTTAAGATTAAAAGAGGATGATTCTAAAGATTGGATACATAAAGATCCTGATGATTTTGCTGCTTTAATATATTTATCTAAAACTAATTTAAATTCTGGAACCTATTTATTTGATGATAATAAAAACTTGATTAATGATATTAAATTTGTTAGCAACAGATTTATTATGTATGATGGAAAATATAATCATAAAGGATATGGACATCATGGTAATTCGATAGAAGATGGAAGATTAACAATAAATTTATTTTTAAATAAAAGATAATGCAACCAAGAGGTGCCACTGAAATACAAATGGAAATGCTGTATAAGCATGTTCCAAAAGAACTTTTAGATCAAGTACAAATCTGTACTTCGATTCCTGGTAAAGTTCCAATTGATCCAAACAAAGTAAACATCCTTTGGCAAAAAAATTCTTGGGATCAACCGAACCTTCAAGAGTTCTTTGGTAACAAAGCAAGACACAAAGAATATGATTGGTATGTATTTAATAGTCATTGGAACTATGAAAAATTTAGATACTTCTTTGATATACCAACTGAGCGATCTGTAGTTATTAAAAATGGTACAAACAATTTTCCACAAAGAAAAATATATAAAAAAGGTGAACCTATAAAAATATTACACCACAACACACCTTGGAGAGGATTAAATGTTGTATTAAGAGCAATGCAAGAAGTTAAAAATTTTAATATTACTTTAGATGTCTATAGTTCTACTCAAGTTTATGGAGATGCGTTTAAACAACACAATGATGAACAATTCAAACCTTTATATGAACAAGCTCAACAATTACCAAATGTGAATTACATAGGTTATAAACCTAATGAATATATTTTAGAACATATGACGGATTATGATTTATATGTTTACCCAAGTATCTTTGAAGAAACATCTTGTGTATCTGCATTAGAGGCACTCGCTGCGGGAGTTCATGTCATTACAAATAACTTTGGTGCTTTATATGAAACTTGTGCAGAATGGCCAGTGTATGTTACTTACAATACTAATTACGAAGCCATGGCTAGAGATACGGCAGCAGCGATTGAAATTGCAGCAGGATATTTGCATGAAGATTTTATTCAAGATCATTTAGAAGAGCAACAAAAGTTTTATAAACGATTTTATAATTGGCAAAAAAAGGGAATGGAATGGACTAGTTTTTTACAAGGAGCCCTTAGTGAGCGAAAGTAAAACATACGTTAACGCAGACACTTATCAAACATTAAAAGAACTAAAAGTAGCTCCACAACCCTACGAAAAAAATATTACTCCACTATGGAAACCGGCCACCGGACAAGTTAAACTGGAACTGGAGAAGGCCCCTTACTCCGTGTTTGTTGCAACTCCAGTACATAGTGAATGTTCAATTCACTATGCTCAAGCTTTATTAGAGTTTCAAAAAATGGCAGTAGAAAAGAAAGTAGATGTTACTTTTCAATTATTAAAATCATCTTTAGTTACTCAAGGTAGAAATTTATGTGTAGCAGCTTTTCTAGATAGTAATTATACACACTTATTATTTATTGATTCAGATATTTATTTTCATGCTGAGTCTATATTTGAAATGGTCAAAAGAGATAAAGATGTTTTATCAATACCCTACCCACTTAAAACCATTCGTTGGGGTAAAGCTATGGATAGAATTAAGGAAGGTAAAATTAAAACAGTACAAGACTTACAAAAATCTTTTAATACTTACCCAATGAAAGTAGCTAACCACAATGACATTATTGTAGATAAAGGAGTTATGGAAGTAACTCATAGCCCAACAGGGTGTATGCTAATTAAAAGGTCAGTCATAGAAAAAATGATTAAAAAATACCCAGATAAATATATTAAACAAAAGACAGTTATAAATGGCGAGTATGTAGATAGACCTAACCTATGGAATTTCTTTGATACAATCCATGATCCAGTAAGTAAAACCTACATGGGTGAGGACTTTTCTTTCTGTAAATTATGGAAAGATATAGGCGGTAAATGTCATGCTTATATTGACCATCCTATTGTCCATATTGGAGAACATTCGTACGAAGGACGATTTGCAGATGAGTTGATAATACCAAAGTAAAATGGTATTATTCTATATTTAAGATCTTAATTAGGAGACATTTATAAATGCTACAATTTTTACCGTATGCACTAGCAGCTTTGGGTGGTTATAGAGGATATAGAGGAGCTAAAGAATCTGGCGCTTCTGGATTAGGAAGACTACTTGGTGGAGCAATTGGTGCATATTCAGGTTATAATTTAGGACAACTTGGAGGTTTTGCAAAAGGTGCAGGCTTTGGACAAATAGGAGCTTCAAACTTCGTACCAAGTTTTACACAAACAGGTGTAGGTGGTAATATTGCTTCAAGACTAGGTATTGAAACTGCAGCACAAGCATTACAACAAGGTGTTACTAATCCAAGTATGTCACCAATGGAAATGGCACGACAAGGAATTACAAAACCTACCGGACAAATGGTAGACAAAAGTTCCATATTAGATATTTTAAAAAAGAAAGATGGTTCAGGTTATGATCCATTAAAAGTTTCTTTTGCTGCAGGTGCAATACCCTTTGCGTTAGGTGCTTTCGATAATCAACCCACAGACATTTATATGCCTGGATATAATATGAGTTATTTAACTTTAAGAGATCAAAGACCTAAATATAGTTATATAGATCCAGTTACTGGACAGGAAAAAGAATATGAACAAGTTTATGCACCTGAAGAACAAGGAAGAGGACAACCAACAATGGGTCCTTACTCTTTAGCAAAAACAAGATTACGAACAGGTGGTTTAGCAGAAATTAAAAAATTTAATGAAGGTGGTATAAACTATCTTCCATCAAAAGTTTCTCATGACGAAAACGATGCAAACAATTATGTTAGAGCATCAGGTTATGTAGAGGACGGATCTGGAAACGGAGACAAGGACGAGGATACAATGTTAGCTCAATTAGCAGACGGAGAGTTTGTAACAAGAGCAGATGGAGTATTAGGCGCTGGAATCATTGCTGGAGCAAATCCAAATAGTATGAAAGACATGAGAGAAAAGGGTGCCAAATACTTCTATGAACAACAAAAAAGATTTAAAAGAATTTTTGATTTAATAGAGGAGAAAAATGGCAACAGCAAACAAAAAACAAATTAAACCATTAGTAAGTATTCTACCAATCGAGCAAAAAGATATAGAAAGATTTTGGCCGTTAGCAGAATTTATGGTTGCTGAAGCGTTAGTATTCTCAGGTAAATACGCAGACTCAAGTTGGGTGTTAGAAGAACTTAAAAAAAACTTAATGCAATGTTGGATTATGTTTGGTTCCGATGAGTCTGAGGAAAATAAAGTTTTTGGAATTTGTGTTGGTCAAATTAGTGAATTACCCAATTATAACCAATATGAAATAATAATTTGCACTGGTAAAAGAAGAGATTTATGGGAAGACGAGTTAATTAAAAACGTCACTGATTTTGCACAGGCTAATAAATGTAAACGATTAAGCATTATGGCTAGACCCGGTTGGGAAAAAGTTTCCAAAAAATGGGGTTGGAAAAAAAGACATGTGCAATTAGAAAAATGGATAGGATAATAATATGAGTTTTTTTTCACCTAAATCTCCAGCAACACCTACTTCACAAACACAATTTGTAAGAGAAGCACCTGGTATTGAAGAACGTAAGATAGAATTGATGGATATTGCGCGTGGTATAGCGCAACAACCAATTAACTTACCTGACATACAAGTTTCTCCTTTGTCTGCTTTAGAGCAACAAGGTATGACCGCTGCAGGACAAACTGGTGTTGGGTCAGGAACTGTAGGGCAAGGTATTCAACAAATTCTAGGTGCAGCAGCGCCTGTAGGCCAACAACAAATTAGTCAATATTTAAATCCATATCAACAATACGTTACTGATGAAATTGCAAGACAAGGTCAAATGATGCAGAACCAATTAGGTGCACAAGCTGTTGGAGCAGGTGCGTTTGGTGGTGGAAGAGAAGGTGTGCAACAAGCAGAACTTCAAGGAAGAACATTATCTACTATTGGTCAATCTTTAGGTCAAGGGTTTCAAACTGCATTAGGTGCAGCACAAAGACAACAACAAGTTGGTTTAGCTGCTGGTCAACAATTAGGTCAAATGGGTGGCTTACAGCAACAGATGGCTGGTCAAGACATCAACCAGTTATTCGCTGCAGGTGGGGTACAAAGACAATTAGCACAGCAAGCGCTTGATGCACAAAGACAAAATACATTACAACAACAATACGAACCTTATCAAAGAGCAGAGTTTCTTGCTAATCTTTATGCAGCAGGGCCTAAAACTCAATCAGGAATTACCATGGGTACAGCTCCAGGTACAAGTCCCCTTGCTCAAGCTGTAGGCACAGGTTTAGGAGCATTTACAGCATTTCAAGGTGCTAAACCAGCCGGACAGGCTTAGGAGCTTATATGTCTTTAAACAAAGTTTTAAACAGACCTATGTTTAGGAAAGAGGCACTTAGAAAAGGTGTACTTAAACCTATCAGAGCAAACGTAGGAATTATGGTTGGCTCACCTTATACGCCACCAGGAACACCAGCGGTAGTTCCAGGACAAGGAGTTTTCTCACCCGTTAATACACAACGTTTTGGTCCTCCTAAACCAACTCGAATGCAAAATTTTATGAGAAACCCTGCGGTAAGACTTACTGGAAGAATGTTAAGTTTACCTGCACTAGCTGGAGGAACAGCAACAGGTGTTTTGGCAGATGCAATGGGAATGCAAGACTCACCTTATAAAACAGGATTACAATTAGCAGGAGCTTACGGAGCTACCAGAGTTCCAGCGTTAGCTGCACTTTCAGGTATTGGCATGGGTCCTCAAATTGGACTAGCTGCATTGGGGGGAGCTGGATATTACGCCTACCAAAAAGCACAAGAACAAAAAGCTAGAATAGCAGCGATGAGTCCTAAAGAAAGAGAAGAATTTTTTGCACAACAAAGAGGAGAAGCTTTAGCAGGTGAAGCAGCTTTACCTACAGATGAAGAATTATTTGGAAAATTTATCCCTAAGGGACCAGACGAATTTAAACCTAGAACAAAACCAAATGTAGGTTCAGGAAGAGTTGGTTTTGATAAAAATAAATTAAAACAACAAGGCGATGAATTATTAGAAGAAAAATATGCATCCGTAGAGGGTGATGCAAATCTAAATTCAATTCAAGCAGATGCGTTAGGTCAAATTGGACCAGTGCCACCGGGAGAAAAACCACCGCAATTAGGTGGAGCATCAACTGTTGCACAAGCTGAAGCAACAACAAAAGGTCAAACTCCAAAACTAACAACTGCAGAAAAGAATGCTTTAAAAGCAGAAGATAAAAAAATTACTGAAAATGTTATAAACAAGGGTGGTGTTTCAGGAGATCCATCATTTGATCAAACAATAAAACTTGCTAAAAAATATTATGATGAAGTATATGGTAATAGAGGATCACAAGCTAATTTAATTTTCTTAGCAAATTTAGCATCTGGTTTATTAACAGGTACAACAAGAAAAGCTGGTGTGGGTGGTGCAATGGAAGTATTAGGACAAGCATTAGGTCCTGCAGTCAACAACTACGTAACTGTTAAATTAAAAGAAGGTGAGCTTAGACAGAGTGCTAGAGAAGCCTCTTTAAATGCTGCTTTAGATCATATGAAATTTGTTAATGATAATGCTAAAGTCGATAGACCTGAACAAACTGGTGGTATTGTTCAAGTAAGAGGAGCTGACGGTAGATTAAGAAACTATAAAGCTTATCAAATGAAAGATGGAACTGTAACAATGGCTTCAGGTGTCAAAGATGGAAGAGAAATCTTTACTGCTATACCTCAAGGAGAAGCGATTGTAGATTCTGATGGTAATACAATAGGAAATTTTGAAAACTTTTTGCCACAAACTCAAATTGATAAGCGATTATTCGATATTCAAGATACATTAGGTAATAGATATAATGCATATTCTGTTACAAGAGATGTATTAAATACTTTAAATCAATTAGACGAATCAGGAGAGCCTGTTAAAGCCGGAGCTGGTTTAGCTATTGATCAATTTACTAGAAGACTTAGTGGAGTTGCAAAAGAAATTTTAGGTTTTGATATTGGAAGTATGTCAGAAGAAGAACTAAAACAAAGAGTTCAACAACTACAAGCTGACGAATTAGATGCTTTAGAAAGAGATCCAAATATTACAGATTCTGAAAAAGAAAGTTTAAAGAAAAAATTAAATAGTGATTCCTTAATTGCAGAAGCTAAAAAAAGAATTTTAAAAAATACTGGAGATAAAGGATGGTTCTCTGGATTATCTAGAGGAGAACAAGAAAGATTAGCGGTACAAGAAACAACTCTTGTTTACGCATTGGCTAATACATTTAAAGACCAAGATCGTTTAACTCAAAGAGACATTGATGCTGCAAGAGACATTGTAAATATATTCTCTATGACGAGATCATCTAAGGATGTTAAGGCATCTATTGAAGCTATTTCTAGACAGCTTGAGTCTGATATTAGAAGACAAGAAGGTTTATACACACAAGCAGGTGGTTTAGAAACTACACTTAGAGATTTAAGAAAACTAAAAGAATTCCAACAGTTTGAAACTTCTAAAGATTTAACTGAAACCCTTTTAGGTGATTTAGGTTTTAAAGAAATAGAACAAGGATTAGCGGGTGTACAACTATAATGGCTACATTAAAAGACATACAAGATGCAATAGATAACAAAACCTTTGATCCAAACAAATTAAATCAAAGGGAAAAGTTATTAGTTGAT